CTTTGTTGCATCCATTGAGGACTTCAGAAATGCTGGGGTTACCAATCCTTTTGAGTACCAATCGCACCTCAACGATATGTTCCTTTATGATGGTCGCTACTTCAGCATTGCTACTTACCGTGTGAGAGGGCGCTTGCGAGATGACGTAATGGTTGTCGTAGAAGGTATTGAAGTGTACATAAATCAAGAAATGCCATTTGATCCAGGTCCAGCAGCCATGAACACACAGAACCTTCCTTGGCCTACAACGCTGCCTAATATTTGATAAACTTAGAATAATCTTAGCGAGCGCTAAGAGGTCCAACGCCTAGAACTTAAGGATGTGCCATGATCGGCTTATCATCTGTATTGCCTTTGAGTTCTAGTTTTGCTGCCTGCGTGAGGTCCTTTAAATGAAAAAGGGTTTCCTTTTTGCTGAAGATGAGGCTATTAAAAAGCGTTTTTCTGCATTAACGGTTTCTGATGACCGTGACGAAGCCCGTCCTGTACAGGTCTTTTTCCGCTACCCAGAGGGGGAAACTGAGAGAAAGTACCCTTTCATTACAATTGAACTCATTGACATCATGCATGCCAAGAATCGTCAACATTCTGAGGTGTACCTTGAAACACATAATGCAGGGCATCCAAACAACCTTGATTACTGGCCCAGCACCTCGTCTGCCAGTTCACCCAACATTGCGGGGCACGATTCCTTTAGAACTACTGAATTCACTCCAGTAGACCTTTTATACCAAGTTTCTACGTTTACAAGAAGTGCTATACATGACCGACAACTTGCTTCACAAATGCTTGCAAGCATTGTGCCTTTTAGGTACAGTTCAATCCTTATTGAGGCGGATGGAACGTCTCGGAGATTGGACCTCCTAGATTGGTCTACTGCTGACCTCCTTGACCCCGAGGCTGGTTACCGCAAACGTATCTTCCGTAAGGTATACACTCTCCAAATGACGTCGGAAATACCGACGACCGCACTAATTGGCCTCAAGAAAGTTCAGTCTGTATCAACTACACTTGAACAGACAAATTAATTTGAAACCCTGTAAGACACCCCTGATTTAGGAGTAAACAATGGCATATGATCGTCCAGGAGTCTACGTAAGAGAGACTCCATTTACCAGCAATATCACACCTCGTAATGCCACAACGGCAGCCGCCTTTGTTGGCGAAGCAGAGCGTGGTCCAGACTCCCCTGTCTTGGTTTCCTCATGGAATGACTACAAGGCAGCATTTGGTGAGGTCTCCAATACATATGACCTCGGCTATGCCGTCTACCATTACTTTGCAAACGGTGGGCGTGACGCTTACGTATCACGAGTACTTGATACCACTGCTGCTGCTTCAACAACCACCTTCCAAGGAACCATTACTGGCGCATCAGCGGCAAGTAACTTGTTCGTATTGAAGGCAGCCTCTAAGGGTGTCTGGGGTGACCAACTTTCAGCCGTTATCACTTTTGATGCAAACACTTTGACAGACCCATCGGGTACTCCAAAAGTTAACTCAGCCAGTTTGTTTTCTTTGGCAATTAACCAAGTTCGTGGCAGTTCAACAATTGAAGTTGAGCGTTGGCAAGAGTTGTCTTTTGATATCACTTCCAGCCGTTACTTCAAGAGCGTCCTTGACTTGTACTCAGCATACGTCAAAGTTTCAGGAACCCCAGCCACAATTGCAAGTAATGTTACCATTGCTATATCTGGTATTACAGCAAGTGTTCTTAGTAAGTCCCTTACTTTTGCAGGCGGTTCTGATGCTGTTAACGCATCTGCCGTACCTGCCGATACTGAGTGGGCAACGGCTGTAACCAACTTGGACATTGTAAATGGTCCTTTGTTGATTAACCTTGTTGGACAAACTTCCAGCACCCGTGTCAACCAAGCCCTTGCTTACGCAGCAGCCCGTGCTGATGCTTTCATCATTATTGATTGCCCTCTTTCGGCAGCAACTAAGGTTGACATGCAAACTGCGGTATCAGGTTATAGCACCAGCAATGGTGGTTTTGGCGCTGTGTACTTCCCAGCATTGAAAATGTATGACCCAGCAAAGAGTGGTCCAACAGCAATCCGTGACACCTACACAGGTGGTGCAATCGCTGGTGCTTATGTACGTTCAGAGAACCTCCGTGGTGTTGCTAAAGCACCTGCTGGTTACTTCTTGGATCTACAGAACGTATTTGGACTTGTTGCAAAACTTACAGATGCTGATCAAGGTGCTTTGTACAACACCAACAATGTTAACTGCATCCGAATGGTTGCAGGTGGTGGAACAATCATCAATGGTGCCCGTACCTTGGCTAAGAATCGCCCAGATAAGTACATCACCATCCGACGCAGTCTTTCCTTCTTGCGTGTTGCTCTTACTGAGCAATCACAGTTTGCAGTGTTTGAATCAAATGATGAGCGTCTGTGGGACCGTATCAAAGTTGCACTTTCAAGCACTTTGACGGACTTCTGGGCAAAAGGAAACCTTAAGGGTGCAAATCCAGGATCTGCTTTTTATATCATCTGTGACTCCACAAATAACACACAAGCGTCTATTGAAGATGGATACGTAAATATTGAGGTTGGCGTTGCCTTGCAATACCCAGCCGAATTCGTTGTAATCAACCTCACCCAATGGGCTGGCGGCAACTCCGCTGTAACCCTTTAATCAAGGAGCATATAGAATATGGCAATTTCACAACGCACAGACCCACTAAGGAACTTTAAGTTCCGAGTCAGCATTATGCCAAAAAACAACACTGGTAACTTAGGTGCTAACCTTGGTGCACTTGGTGAACTTGGTTTTGCCCAAGTAAGTGGTATCTCCGTGACTAACGAAGTCATTTCTTACCGTGAAGGTGGAATGAATACACATCCACATAAAATGGTGGCTCAGTCCGATTTTGCTCCTGTGTCGTTTGCACGTGGCGCATTTGCTGGACAAGACCAACTATGGCAATGGCAGAAGTTTATCCATGCATGGTTGGGTGGCGGTGTTTCTGGAGAAACAGGACTAGCGACAGGTGACGGAGATTACCGTTGCGACATTATTGTTCGTGTTTACGATCATCCACATACAGCAACTGAAGCAACTACTGGGGCTTTGAATTACCAGTATGATGGTGGCGTTGACCAATCAGGAGCAATTGTTCCAGGAAATGTGAAGTTTGCATTTAAACTTTTCAATGCATGGCCTGGCGCTTACGCTCTTACTGATTTGAACGCAGGAGACAATGGTATCCTGATTCAATCAATGACAGTTCACCACGAAGGCTTTTATGTTGCATGGAACCAAACAGATATTGATAAAATCGCTACTTTATAACATTTAAATAAGTACCACAATTTAGGAGCACAAAAAGATGGATGCAAAACAACAGGCTGACTCTATTAACTCAGCACTTCAAGAGGCTATTCCTGAAATGAAAGCAGCCCCTAATACGGTGGTTGAACTCATACGAGGAATCTTTAATGACGAACTTGAATCATGGGATACCACGGCTGTAGTTCGGGAACTAAACGGGTTTGATGAAGAGGCTTTGGCTTCTTTGGATAACCGTAACCTTGTGTACGCAGAGTACATGTCAGCACTATTAAAGCGGGCAGTGGTCTCTATTGGCTCTGTAATGATTGCAAATAACCCATCTGTTATAGACAACCTCATTATTGGTGATAGAGACTTGTTATTTCTAGGGGTTGTTGAAGCCACCTACGGCAAAACCCGAGAGTACCAAGTTACCTGTAGGTCTTGTGATGCATCTAATGACGTCACTGTTTCTATGGATGAATTTGAGAACAAGAAAACAGATCTTGATGTTCACAAACCTTTAGTAGGCGTTCTATCTGATGGCACTGAAATAGAGTTCCGACTTCCTACAGGTGGTGACAGTCAACTTGTAGCCAAGAAAGCAAAAAGTACAGCGGAACAAAATACGTTTATGATTGCCCGTTGTGTCACTAGTAAGCACATTAAAAATGCTGAAAACTGGGCAAAGGGATTGGGACTAAAAGACCGAGCCAACCTTGTCAAACTCCTGCTGGACAACCAGCCAGGACCTGTCGTAGGGGAGGTGAATGCCCAATGCGCCACGTGTGGTGAACCAATGGTTCTAGCGCTTGATTGGGCATCCCTTTTATTCGGTTAACTTAACTCATATATACTGGGAATACGATCTGATCGCCACGGTTTACAAGGGCTTCACGCTCACTGACTTACAAAATATGACGGTACGCCAAAGGCAGTACTGGTCTGCAATGGGCAAATGGCGTAAATCTGGAGATTAATGTATGGCGGAAATGCCGAGTGAACCAAGTATTGGGAGTGGGGCGTTTGGTGATTCTTTCGTGCCTGCTGGTAATTCTGGTAAGGCTGACGTTGCTTTAACGCTTGCCCAAGTTCCTAAACTTGTTGATAAGTTTTCTGATCGTTTAGATAAAGCCTCTGCACAAATCAAGGCTTTTGCAGCAGCCTTAAAACAAGCGACAAGTTCTGCTGGTACTTCCCCTACCTCAGCAACCACTTCAGGCGGTGCTATTGCACAAGCCATTGCAGCGTCCAAGGCGCAAGTAACTAAAGGACCTGTCCCTATTGCTTCAGCAGGCGCTGTAGGGGGCGGTGGGGGCTTCTTTGCCAACATGCGTGGTGCTCTTAGTGCTGATGGTGGCGCAGGCTATGCAGATCTTGCAAAGGGTGCCATGAAAATAGGTGGGCAAATACTTGGCGCCGTAGATGCCCGCACTAATTCTGCGTACCCAAAGATGTTGCAGAACGATCAATTGGCTGTTCTATACCAGCAAACACAAGGCATTAACCAACAACAGTATTACAACCAGTTCCGACAGCCTCTCCAAGGTGCCCGCCTTGGTGCTGGTGGTATCAATACGCTTTTGTCTTTACAAGCACAAACAGGTATCCTTGCTAAAAACCAAGCATCAGGTGTAGCAGGATTACGAGCCGCTACAGGCTATGCCTATAGCACTGGTGACATGGCTCAAATGTTACAAACATTGGCTTCACCACAAGTAAACAACCGAATGACCATGACCCTTGGTACAGGTTTATATGGTCTTGGCGGCAAACAACGATCTATTACAGAAGTAATGCAAAGTATTGTTCGTGGATCTGGTTTGACTAATGCACGAATGGTTCAAGGAGCCATGCAACAAGGCTCAGTAACTCGTGCTCGTTTAAGTTCTATGGGGGTACCTGAAGACATGCAAAACATGGTTCTTCAGTACGCACAAGAAAACGTACAGTTCCAACAAAAAACTAAAGGTCGTCAGGGAATGTACAACCCTGAAAACAAAACCCAAAGACAGACAATGGGTATTGAAGCAAATTTTGCTACGCAACGTGAAGAAACAACTAGGGTGTCAGAACTTCGTGATGAAAAGTATTACAACCGTCAAAAAGACAACCTTGCTACAATGGAAAAGAATACGCAAGCGTTAATCAAGTTACAAACAACCATGGAAGAATTGGCATCTGGTCTTATTGGTAAACGTATATCTACCCGTGGTTCAATTGCGATGCGTGCACTAAAAGGTGTTGCTGGTCTTGGTTTGATGGCTGGTGGCGCCGCTTTGTCAGAGTTTGGTATTGGCATACCTATGGCAATGGCTGGTGCTGGAATGTTTGGTAGTGCTTTTACAGGAGACGGTACTGAGACAAAGAGTAATAACAAAGGTGCAACTGTTAGCACTACTAGAAAAACTTCTGGTGCAGTAGGAAATCTTAATAGTACATTTAGACAACGTCTTGAACAAATGATGCAAGATAACCCCAACGTTTCTGTTGGTGGAGGGTTTCGCTCAAGTGCACAACAACGAACCCTATTCCTTTCTCGTTACTCTCGTACCTCTGATAAGACAGGTACCTTTTGGGATGGTGCGTACTGGAAGAAAAACTCTGGTGTTGCAGATGCTGCTCCTCCAGGAATGTCAATGCACGAAATTGGATTGGCGGCTGACCTTACAGGCGACCTCCAATGGGTACAACAAAATGCGGCTAAGTATGGCCTAAAGACTTTTGCTGATGTAAATAATGAACCTTGGCACGTTCAACCAGCAGAACTTCCAAATAGTCGCCGTGACTACGAAAAAGCAGGAGCCACATGGGGAACTATTGCTGGCGCTGAACGCTTTGATCCAAACAGCAAATTTGAAGGAATGACTTCTGAAGGTGGTGTATCTGACGCTTTAACGAAATCTGGTGGGAGCGCTGTACCTTCCTTTAGTCAAATGAGTATGGGTGATCAAATGACCGCATTCCGTGCAGCCTCAATGATGGGTGGTGGTGGGGGTGGTGGTGGAAGAATGATGACAGGACGCCGTGTGCGTAATGTTGGTTCCCCTAATACGTCTACTCAGAATTCTGGTTCTGTAACAACAGGTACCCCAATGGACCCTCGTGCTATTGCCCAAATACTATTAAACCGTGGATTTAAAAAAGAAGATATTTGGAAGATGTTGGCTATTTCTTCTCGTGAATCACGCTGGATTCCTTCTGTACGTAACGTAGGTCCTGTTGATGACTCCTATGGTCTCTTTCAAATAAACATGAAAGGTTACCTGGGTGAGGGACGACGTAAGCAATTTGGAATTGCAGAAGACAGTGAACTATTTGACCCAAAGACAAATATTAAAGCCGCTCGCATTACATATGGCGGTGGCAACCTTTCACCTTGGAGTGTTAAAGGTGATTGGAAAAATGGAATTGATCCAGACAAGATGGCTCAAAGCAAGAACATTGCGCAAAGTATGAATCTTCCTACAACGGGAGACCCCACAACACCAATGCGTGGAGGTGGGGGTACTACCGTAGTATCTGGTGGTGGAATCACTATTGCTCCAAACATCTACATTCAAAGTGCAGGTAACAATGTGGCTGACGCCCAACGTGCAGCCCAGGAAGTTGCAAAACTAATGACTCAAGATCTTAAACGTGCTGCTATGAGGAGTTTCTAATGGTTGATCGCTATGCAACAAAGCAATTTTATAACTTTGGTAACTATGAAACATCACTTAAAACGTATGGTAACAATCAAGCAACAGATAATCCAAAGTTTTTATGGCCTAAAGATTCAACTAGAAATGCGGCTTTAGGACAAGACAAAGAAACTAAAGTACAACGTGGGTATCTTCGTATGATTACTGAAGCATACGGAACAGAAAATACTGCATTGGGAAACCGCAGACTACACTTTCAATTCAATCCAGATACCTTAACAAGAATGGTTTCTGCTCGTAATGATATTCAAATGTGGCAGAACCAAGATCCATACCAGTTTACGCAACCCATTCCTGGTGATGCTAACTTTTCGTTTGATTTAATGTTTAACAGAGAAGCAGAAGTTGCCTCTGCTTCATATAGAACTGGTAATGGCATAGCAGTAAGTGATAAAGCGGCAAACTTTACAAGAAAAGTAAATACGGGAGGAGGACATCCGTCCCGCCCTAAAACCACAAGTTTTACAGATAGTCCTTATGATCAAGCGTGGGTAACAGACATTGGGGTTCTTGCTGACCTTATGGTGTTTGACCAGATTATTGGTCAAGGAATGAACAAAGACCTTATTGAAAAGATAGCAAAAAAAGCACAAGATGTTACTGCTGCATACAACTTGTCAAAGAGCGGAGTAACAGGGACATCTGATGCCGCTGACA